CATCTAAGCGCTAGATTCCTTACCTTGTCTGGATTTTGATAGAAGTTATCAATATAAACTATAGGAGTTTCTTCCCACCCCATAAGTTCTACTCTTGCTCCCAACTCATCACTAATTGCGAAGGTTTTTGCTTCGTCTATAAAATACTTTTTCATATAACTAAATACTTCGGAGAACTAATGTGGAGATGTTGTGGCAAAACCTAATAGTAAAGAAGGTTTGAAAGAATACGCACTTAGAAAACTTGGAAAACCAGTTCTGGAAATCAACGTTGATGACGATCAAATTGATGATCTTATCGACGATGCTATTCAATTGTTTCATGAGAGACATGGAGAGGGTATTGATAGAGTATTCTTAAAACATCAACTTACTGCTGCTGAAAAAGAAAAGATGCTTGATGTACAAGCAACAACTACAGGTACTAGTACAGCAGGCGGACTTGCTTCGGTAGATTATACTGAGGGCGCAAACTATTTGCCTTTACCTGATAGTATAATAGGAGTCAATAAGGTATTCAAAGCTGATTCATCTACTATATCAGCAGGGATGTTCAACATCAAATATCAAATCTTCCTTAATGATTTATACTACTACGGGGCAATTGATTTACTCAATTATGGTATGGTAAAATCATACTTAGAAACTCTTGATTATATGTTAAATCCTGACGTTCAAGTGAGATTCAATAAGAAAAATAGTAGATTATACATGGATTTGAACATAAAAGAACTTACTGATAATCATTTTCTAATCATAGATGCCTTTAGAATCGTTGATCCTCAGAGTGAAACTGCTGTGTACAATGATCATTGGCTTAAACAGTATACCACATCTTTAATAAAAAGACAATGGGGACAAAACCTCATAAAGTTTACTGGTGTTAAGTTGCCTGGTGGATTAGAATTGAATGGTAGACAGATATATGACGATGCTGTTATGGAATTAGAGAAACTTGACGAGAAGTTAATGTCAGAGTACGCAATGCCACCCCTAGACTTTGTTGGATAATGCCTTTATCACCCTTCTTTCTAAATGGATCTCCAAGTGAACAAAGACTAGTTCAAGACTTGGTGAACGAACATCTACAATTATTCGGACAAGATATTTTATATCTTCCTAGAAAAATTGTCGATAGGAACACTGTGATCAGAGAGATTACAGCGTCCAAATTTGATGATAGTTTTAGATTAGAAGCGTATCTTGTAAACACAGATGGATTTGGCACACCATCAGATGTATTGACTAAGTTTGGTGTAAGGGATCAAGATGAAGTTACGTTGGTTGTATCCAAAGAAAGATATGATGACTTCATTGCACCATTTATGAAATTATTCCCAGAGAGTGAAAGATTGAATGCTTCAACTCCAAATGAGGGAGATTTAATATACTTACCATTAGATAATGCCTTATTTGAAATAAAATACATTGAAAGAAAAGTACCTTTCTACCAACTAAATGATCTCTACATGTATGAGTTCAGATGTGAAATATATGAACCAGAGTCCAGTGAAGTTGTTGATCTTCCTGATATGTTGACAGATCAAGAAGGTGTGGATGTTGAAGCAGTCAATACAATAGGACAGACTATAACCCTTCAGATGGAAAAAGATACATCAGAAAATGCTGTAGCATATGTATCTCTCGCATCCTCATTTGCTGGAGTTAAATCTGTACAACGTGTCCCCATGTTCCATGGCGGTAATTACAAAGGAACTCCTACTGTAACTATACACAAACCAAAGACAGGAAATACAGCTACTGGTACAGTGACTGTTGCTGAGGGCGGCATAGACACTGTAACATTAACCTCTGGTGGATCAAATTATCTAAGTGTGCCATCCGTCAGTTTTACACCACCCAATCTAACTACATCATCTCAGATTAAATTTGGTAATAACTCACTACATCATACATCTACAACAGACATGATTGGTGCAAACTTTCACTTTACAACCAATGTAGATTCTAGAGATAGTGGTAATGGTAGACTATCACTAAGTTTCTGGTTATATCCCACTAAGTTTGATCCAGCTGTAAATGGTGGTACAGTTATGTGGACTGATAGATTTAAGATATATTATAGAGAGACTGGAAACATAGTGTTTGCTTCTGGTTCTGGATCTATTGAAAACACAACACAACTCAATCTAAATGCTTGGAACTTTATCAGAGTAGAACAGTACAACACTGATGCTACCATATCTGTAAATGGAACTGTAAGTAACAGTCTTAACACGGCAAACCCAATTATGTTCTTTGCTGGTAATAACCTGAAGTTGGGTGCTGATGCTTCAGGACAAGGTTTCATTCCATCTCAGACTGCATCATTTGAGGGATTCTTAGATCACATCACTCTCAACCTAACAGGTGATAACTCTACAAGAACTGCCAGTGCAGAACAAGTTCCAACATCAGAAACACAACAAGAGACTGATGTACAAACATCAACCACTGCACAGTTTATTCGTAAGTTGGATAATGAACATCCAGTCGTTAACGTCACAACTAATGCATCAAGAGAGGTATCTGGACTATCGATAGCATATGAAGGATGGGGATATACTTCTCCTCCAATTTTGACTGTAGAATCTCCAGAATCGGGAACTCAGGCAACAGCTGTTGCGATTATGACAAGTAGATCTGGTGTTCCTAATCAATCTGTAGACCGAGTTTTACTAATAAATCCAGGCACAGGATATACGACACCACCAACTGTAGTATTCACTGGTGGTTCTCCGACATCTGTAGCTATTGCTACTGCTGTTATTTCAGAAGCTGTACTAGGGCCTATAGGAATTACTACTGGAGGATTAGGATACACATTCACACCTACGGTTGGTATTACTTCCGTGTACATACAACAGTCAAATGAAACCATACCTCTACTCATGAACGCACAGGCAGAGGCTGTTGTAAGTTCTGCTGGAACTGTATCCCAAATTATGTACAGTAACGCTGGTGCTGGATATACTAATACTGCAGCTTACGTTGCAATATCATCTGTAACTTCTAATTCGTATGGTGAATTTGAACAGGACGAGTTAATTAGAGGACTGACCAGTGGTACACAGGCATATGTCGCTTATTGGAATACTGCTGATAATATTCTCAAAGTTGGAGAACCCACTGGAGATTTCCAGATAGGAGAGGTAATTGTCGGTGCAGCTTCCAGTTACAGACTGTTATCTATAGATGATGAATACAACATTGGATTCTCTGGAAATGAGGAAATTGAGTCTGAAGCAGACGAGATTATAGATTTTTCAGAAGTAAATCCGTTTGGGGAATTCTAAATAGTTTCATAAGGTGCTAATATTATGTTAACGAATCACTTCTACCATGAGATCATCCGCAAGACAATCGTGTCTTTCGGAACCTTGTTTAATAACATTGAGATCCAACATAAAGATAATAGTGGTAACGCTGTAAGTGTTATCAAAGTTCCCATATCATATGGGCCACAACAGAAATTTTTAGCAAGGGTTGCTCAGGGTAGAGAATATCAAGACGGTGTAGGTACAACATTGACCTTACCTAGAATGTCTTTTGAAGTCATGGGTATGAACTACGATGCAACCAGAAAAGTATCGACAATGCAGACTTTTAAGTCTGTCAATAAAACAACAAACAAAATGGTTAAGGCTTTCATGCCTGTTCCATATAATATTAATATGCAACTTAGTATCCTTGCAAAGTTAAATGAGGATGCAATACAGATTTTAGAACAGATACTACCATATTTTCAACCAGCGTTTAATTTGACAATAGATTTAGTGGATGTTATTGGTGAGAAAAGAGATATGCCTATTACTCTAGAAGGAATACAGATGGAGGATAATTATGAAGATGATTTTCTTACTAGAAGAGCATTGGTATATACCATGACATTTACATGTAAGACATATCTATTTGGGCCTATCAATAATAGTAGTGAAGGATTAATCAAAAAAGTTAAGACCGATTACGTTGCTGATACTGACAATACGAGAATGGCATCAAGACAAGTAAGATACACCACAACCCCAGTAGCAGTAAAGGATTATACCAATGATAGTCAAGTAAAAACAAGTGAGGCATTTGATACAATTAAAACAGAATTCGATGTCAACAGTGCTGCTACACTTAGAAGAGGAGATTATATACAAATAGATGAAGAAAAAATGTTAATTAGTTCTATAACTGGCAATAGAGTAAAAGTAAAACGTGGTCAGTACAGAAGTGTGGTAAAACCACATGATACTGGCGTTATTGTAAATAGAATTACAATACAGGATACTGTACAAATGGTTGAAGGTGATGACTTTGGATTTGGTATAGATGCTTTCACTAGTGAGGATGGTTCTATTTACAGTAGTAGTCAAGGACAGGATGGTGACTTATGATGGAAGACGAAACATTTGATGAAATAGATCAAACTCTAGATATTGACAGAGGAGCTGAGATCATGAAAGCACCTGTTAATAAACCTACAAGAACTAGTCCTAAGAATATAAAATCTGGTAAAGAGGATATTACGAAAGACTATGAGTATAGTAGAGCTCAGTTGTATTCTTTGGTTGAGAAAGGACAAGAGGCAGTTGATGGTGCATTAGATGTTGCACAACAATCTGATTCTGCAAGGGCATATGAAGTTGCTGGTCAACTTATTAAACATGTTGCAGACACAGCAGACAAACTTATAGATCTACAAAAGAAAATGAAAGATATTGATGAAGTAAAGGATAGTAAAACAACTAATGTAACTAATAATTCTCTATTTGTAGGAAGCACTTCTGACTTACAAAAAATGCTCAAAGATACTATGAAGAAGAATAAATAATAATATGAAAACTTTTAAATCACTAAGAGAAGAAAATTGGGATAGACTGAATAAGTATGGTGCAACATACACTATTACGTTTATATTCAGAGGACAGACCAAAATGATTCAAATGTTTTTCCCCCAAAGGGCAAGACCATTGAAGAAGAATGTTCAATTTGAATTAGAAAAAATTTATCCAGGCGGTAAAGTAATATATTTTATGCCTAGCGATAAAGATCCTACGAAACCTTTATTAGTAATTGACCCCTGATAGATCATGGTACAGCATGAACAATACCTTGGAAACCCTAATCTAAAAAAAGCGAATGTTGCTCAGAACTTTACAAAGAAACAAGTTACTGAGTTTCTAAAATGTGCTCAAGACCCTGTATATTTTGCTCAGAAATATGTAAAGATCATCAACTTGGATGAAGGTCTAGTACCATTCAAGATGTATGACTTTCAAGAAAAGTTAGTTAATAATTTTCACTATAACAGATTTAATATTTGTAAGATGCCTAGACAGTCAGGTAAGTCAACGACTGTGGTGTCATATCTTTTACACTATGCCATCTTCAACGATAGTGTAACCATAGGTATACTTGCAAACAAAGCTCAGACTGCAAGAGATCTACTTGGTAGATTACAGATTGCATATGAGAACTTACCCAAGTGGATGCAACAGGGTATCATTGCATGGAACAAGGGATCTATGGAGTTGGAAAACAAATCCAAGATCATTGCTGCATCAACCTCTGCATCTGCCGTTCGGGGTATGTCATTCAATATCATATTCTTAGACGAATTTGCGTTCGTTGCCAACCATTTAGCAGATGATTTCTTTAGTAGTGTATATCCTACTATTAGTTCTGGTAAGTCTACTAAGG